GCTTTAATCCTACTTGCTTTTGTAGGTGCAAGTCCCCAGAATATTTATAGTTTTGTTTCAGCGATAAATATTCAAATGAGGCTGAACATCATATATAATCCTTGACAATCCTTTTGTCAAGTGCTAATTTCAAATCATGCAAAAAATAAATAACCAAGAAAGAGGAAACATGACTAAAGAAAAAAGACAAACTCTTAATGCAGATAAGAGAAAAGTTATTGCAGATGTATTTCAAAGCCATTTTGAAGATAATTCAAAATATAAGAAAGCATGGCAAGACGCAAAAGAAACTTACAATGATATGCGAGAACAAGCAAAAGTTAAAATAAATAATCTCGTAAGATTTCATCAACCACAAGAAGATGTAGATACAATTCGTTCTATGGTTAATAAGTATGGCGAAAGTGGTGGAAGATTATATGATGATAATTGTTTTCATGTTCAAAACTCTACACCTCGTATGGACACCGACTACAACGACAATCCAGTTGAAAAATATGATGATGTTCATGTTGAGTTTAAAGCAGATAAAGAATTTTTAACTGCTTATTATCGTGATGAGATGAAAGCAAAAGGCATTGACGCAGATTATGATGTAAGACTTGGCGACAATTACGACAAAAGAAATCCGACTTATTATAATTCAGAAAGTGCAGTAAATAAATATTTGGGTTATGGTAGTCGTAATGATGTAAGTGGACAATCAGATTTTCAAAAAGATAAATGGGAAAATGATTTTAAACTTATTGTTATTGGAACATCTTATTGTCATAGTCGTATGTTTCAAACCAATGAGGCAGAATATAATTGGTTTAAATCTTTTATGGTTGCAAAAGACAATGTAATTCTTGCACACAAAAATCTTTTTGACCATGTTGATAAGAAAATGCAAAAACTAAAACTTGGTTTGAAATCTTACAGATACTTTGACCAAGCAAAAGAGTTAGCTGATAAATTAGGTGTTGTACTAAATGAAAGTGTATTGAATGAAAGTAGTTCAATGGCATTATCTATTTATAGTCCAACTAATCTAGCTGATTTATTAACTGATGAGGTTGAACAAACTAGAGAGGAAAAAATAGCAATAGCCAAACAACTATTGCGAGAACAACAATCTGTAAATTAAGGGTTGACAAACCTATCCTACTTATTGTAGGATAGGTTATTAATTAGAAAGGATATATGACTAAAACATTCTACATAACTTATTGGGCTTCTAAACATAAGAAGCACATAACAAGACAAGGTAAGCATGACGAAAAATCTAGATATGGAACATCTAAACAGGGTGTCCCTTATTATGTTTATTATGATTTAGATAGTCATGGATATAGGACTGCAACAACAAGTTGGAAAGTGAGGCACTAATGGAATATTTAATTTGTTTTGGATTTCCATTAATTTTTGTTTTGGGTGTCTGGTTAGCTAAAGACACTCAAAAATTTATTGACTTTAAAAATGCACAGGCTAGACTAAAAAAAGAAAGAGAGGAGTAATGACAGGCGAAATAATAGGAAGATTGTTAATGGTACTAACAGGATTTGTACTAGCGATGTTAGGAGTAATAGTTTTTATACATGGACAACATTATGAGATAGGAGTATTAATTTCTTTTGGTGGTGTCATGGCAATGTTTGGGGGGTTACCATATTATGAGTGATTATAATTGGTGCCATGGTCCGAATTGCCATACAAATAAAACACAGGATAGAATAAGAGGTGTTAAAGGCTCAAAGGTTTTGAGGACTAGAAAGATTGCAAGTAATAAATGGAATGCAAATACAATATGGTCTGTGTTTTGTAGTCAAGGTTGTTACACAGATTTCTTTTATACATATTGGCGACAAGTTATTGCAATCGCGCCGAGGACCGAGTGCCTTGAAACACCGATTGAGGACCCAAAGAAAACAACTCATACAACTAGTTATGGTTATACTTATACAAACACAGAAATAAAAGAGGTTGACAATAACACCAATCCTTGATAATGTAGGATATGACAAATACAAATACAGACAATAAAACAGAAGAAAGAAAGAATAGATTCACAGGTCAATCTATTCTATTAACTAAACAAGAAGCTACGATTCATGATAGATTATTCATCAATGAATTAGCAGCTACACTAGAAGACAAAGCCGCAGGTTTTGACGGTGCATCTAAACTATGGGATAAGGTACGAGCCGACATCAATTGGTTTAGACAACACAATGCCGAAGCTTACATGATCTTATTAGATTAAACTCCTTGCCCCTGGCCCTACGGGCCAGGGGTCCCAAACAAATTCCAAACATCTAAAATATATAAGACCCTATCCCCCCTTTTTACAAAAAGGGGTCCCACTACTCTAGGTTGTATTGCTTGATTTACAGAGTTTTAGCTGGTAAAAACATGTTGAACATCTTAAATATGATGCAAAAAATTTTTTAAAAAATTTTAAATGAATTTGAATAATATAGATATAAGTAAACTACCCGCAGACGTCCGTAGGAAATATAAACAGCTGCAAGTAATGCATGCTGAAAAAAAGATACAGAATAAAGCTAAAGAAGACTTCTTATCTTTTGTTAAATGTATGTGGCCCGATTTTATAGAGGGGTCCCATCACAGGCACATTGCAGAAAAATTTAATAAATTAGCAACCGGTGAAATAAATCGTTTGATCATTAATATGCCTCCTAGGCATACAAAATCTGAATTTGCATCTTATCTCCTGCCAGCGTGGATGGTGGGCCGTGATCCAAAACTCAAGATCATTCAAGCAACGCACACAGGAGAACTCGCAGTCAGGTTCGGTCGGAAAGCCAAGAACCTAATCGACTCGGAAGATTATACAAAAATTTTTCAAACAAGATTACAAGAAGATTCAAAGGCAGCAGGGAGATGGGAAACTGCACAGGGCGGTGAATATTTTGCGGCTGGTGTTGGCGGAGCGATTACAGGTAGAGGAGCGGACCTACTGATTATCGATGATCCACATTCCGAGCAAGACGCACTATCACCCACGGCTCTCGAATCAGCTTACGAATGGTACACGTCAGGTCCACGTCAGCGTTTACAACCAGGCGGTAAGATCGTGCTCGTCATGACAAGATGGAGTAATAAAGATCTAACGGGTAAACTTATACAGAACCAAAAAGAAGCTAAAGCTGATCAGTGGCACGTGGTCGAATTTCCAGCAATCATGGACCATGGATCAAAGGACGCAAAGCCAGTTTGGCCAGAGTATTGGAAGTTAGATGAGCTTGAGAAGGTCCAAGCAACACTGCCCACGGGCAAATGGAACGCGCAGTGGATGCAAAACCCAACAGCAGAAGAAGGAGCTATTCTAAAACGAGAGTGGTGGCGAACTTATGAGGGTGAGAATATTCCACAACTACATCACGTCATACAATCTTATGATACTGCATTTTTAAAAAAAGAAACTGCAGATTATTCTGCTATAACGACTTGGGGTATTTTTTATCCTAATGAAGATTCAGGTGCTAATTTAATATTACTCGATGCAATTAAAGGACGTTACGAGTTTCCAGAACTACGGCGTCTTGCATTAGAGCAATATAAGTATTGGAATCCTGAAACAGTTATTATTGAGGCGAAAGCATCAGGTTTACCACTTACTTACGAACTTCGTAAGATGGATATACCGGTTATGAACTACACACCCTCGAAAGGTAATGACAAGCATTCTAGAGTAAATTCGGTTGCACCTCTGTTCGAATCTGGTATGATATGGGCTCCAGAGCAGAAATTTGCAGACGACGTCATTGAAGAGTGTGCTGCGTTTCCGTATGGAGACCATGATGACCTAGTCGACTCTACTACACAAGCCATCATGCGATTCAGACAAGGTGGACTAATTAATCACCCTGAAGACTATGTCGACGAACAAGTCGAAAAAACTAAAAGGAATTATTACTAATGGCTACGTTTACATTACCGCAGATGATCTCAAGATTGACAAAAGGCTTTGTCAAAGTGACGGGTAGAATGCCAGATGGCCTAGAAAAAATTAAAATCAAACAAGAAGCATTAGAAAAAATTAAACAACAAGATAAAGTTGTCGACATGAAAGGCAACGTTATCGATACATCAAAAGGTATTATGGGTGGCGAACAGGTTGGAATGTTTGATAACATATTTAATAAAATGCAAAAACAGATGGGTAAAGGTGATCCAAAAATAGTAAAACCAAAAAAACCAGACCCAGAAAAAAAAGCTATGGGTGGTCGTATTGGTTATGCAGAAGGCACACCTTCTTTTGAAGAGTATTTAAAAGAAAGACAAGGCATAGAAAAAAAAGAAAATTTTGAAAGACTATACAAAGAATATTTAGAAGACCTACGTAGAAAAGAAGTTATGCAGCAAAAACAAGAAGCAGCTGATGGTGGTCGTATTGGTTTAAAACTTGGTATGAATAGACGAGCGTTTTTAAAATTAATGGGTGGCGTTGGTGCAGGTATTGGTGCACTTAAAACAGGATTATTAAAATTTGCTGGTAAGGGAGCTGCAAGCAAAATTACAAAAGATATTATTAAAACAGACGCTGTGCCTGGTAAACCAGAATGGTTTGATGCTCTTGTTACAAAAGTAATTAATCAAGGTGAAGATGTAACTAAAAAATTTGCAACACAGGAAAGAGAAAGTGTGCATAGATTAAATATAGATAAATTTGAAGATGTAACAGTTTATAGAAATACAGATACAGGTGAGATCAGAGTATCTTATGAATCACCAACAAACGTTGGTGAAGAGTCTGTTGATCTTGTTTACAAAAAACCTTTAGCTGATGAAGGTGATCCAAGACCATCAGCTGAATTTTATGCAGTAGAACCTGAACCACGAGTTATGAATCCAGATGGTGATATGGAATTTGATGGAGAAAATTTAGTAAACAGTATTGATGATTTAATGTCCGACACAAGTAGATTAAAAATAATTGCAAGAGGAGATAATAAACCAACTATAAAAGAATTTGTAGAATCTAAAAGAAAAAAAGATAAGACAAAAGCTATTAACGAAGATCCAGTACAACAAGCAGAATATCTAGAGGAAAAATATGGACCAGCTCCTGATAACGAACCAGACTTTGCATCAGGCGGTGTTGCAAGACTATTAGGAGAATAATGAAAGATTTGTTAGCTACTATCGATCTATATGATGATGACGAGATAAGAGTAGAATTAAAAAGAGGTAGTCAACCACCCCCGGACACTAGTCCTGTTAAAACAGATGTATATCAATATCCACGATCAAATAGATTTGGAACTGTTTATGCTAAAACTCCTGGTAAAAATCAATATGCAGCAATGCGTACTTTAGAAGAAGTTCAAGCTGCAATTGACAATGCACCTCCTATAAAAATAGAAGATAAACTATTTGAACAAAATAAAAAAGATTTAAGAGGAGATAGTGAATATTCTGGAAAATCAGTTGTTACTAGAAAAGAACAAGATAAGTATGGTGAAAAATTAAAATACAAATCAGCTGGTAAAAAAAGAATAGAAAATACTTCTAAATATGCAGAAGCCAGAAAAGCTAAAGACTTATACAGATCGAATCCTGCTATCTTAACTAAATTAGCTGGTAAAGATGGATTGCAACTTGCTCACTTATCTTTAGGAGAGTTAGATACTTTAAAAAATTTAGGTTATCTACCAGCAGATATAAACATAAAACAATATCACCCTTTTGAAAAAAAAATAGTAGCTATATCAAAAGATATTTATGACATACAGAATAATAAAAATTTATCTGTTTCAGAAAAAAGAATGGCGATAGCTCAAAAACAAAAAGAAGATAGAGCGTTAAGAAAAAAATTTCCTCAATATGCAAAAACAAAAGCTAGATTAAATGTCAAAGCAACAGGCTTTGATGGAGGGTTAATGATTAAAGAAAAATTACCTGATCCAAGTATTGCTATTGCTCCAGATGAAGCAGGCACTACATTAAAAAAAATAGATTCTAAATCTGCTAAAGCAGATGAAATATTAAAACTAGGAAAAGATTCATTGCAAAAAAATTTATTACAAAAATATGCAGCGATAGGTTGTGGACCAAAAGCAGCAAAAGAAGGTGGCAGAATAAATTTTGATGCAGGTGCAAGTATATCATGTATTAGAAAAGGTTTAGAAAAAGTTAGAAGTGGAGATAATTTATCACCTGCAGATAGATTAAATATAAATAAAATAAACAATATTACTAAAACAGCAAAAGGTGCAAAAGCTGTAGCTAATGTAACTAAAGTTCTTGGTGCAGGATTAATTGCTCCTGAAATAATTTTTGGTGGTTTCTTTGCAGCAACAGATTATGCAACTGGTGCAAACAAAGATGAGATAATTTCTAATTTAACTTTTGGTTTTGCTGGTAAAGACATGAAAGAACAATTAAAAAAATCTGATCCAAGATACGGACAAGCAGATAAACTAACAGATGTTTATCAAGGTTATTTAAGTGGTTTAAATAAATTAGGTGAACCAAAACAATATGTCAGCAGACCTGGTAAAGTAACAACTGAACAAGATGTATTAAAAGCTATGCAACCTTTTACGAGAGTAAACCCACAACTAGAGACTGGAGATTTTTTTGATTTAAATATGTATGAATCACAAGCAAAAAAAGATAGAGCAGCAGAAGCAAAATTTGCAGAGGAAAGATTAAAACGAGCAGAAGAACGAGGATACTATGATCCAGGCATTGGTGGTTCACAAAGAATAGATGAATTTCAAGCTGCAGGTGGTGGTATTGCAAAAGAAGCAGGTGATCCATCAGGACCTCCTCCAGAATCAGGGCCTCAACCTCTAGGGTTGCTATCCCTTAAAAACCGTGTTAGAAACTACTAGGAGTAATATATGGCAGAAATAGACAAAGGACTCCCGAACACTAGAAATAAACTTGAGATTCCTTCGGATGAAGAAATACAAGAAATTGCTGTTCAGGAAAAACAACCAGAAAAAGGACCAATCGAAGTTATCCCTGAAGAAGATGGTGGAGCAACTATCGATTACGAACCAGGTTCAATTAATGTACCTGGAACAGAATCACATTTTGATAATTTAGCAGATCTTTTACCAGATGATGTTTTAGATCCAATTGGTAATGAGATGACTCAAAATTATATGGATTATAAAACTTCAAGAAAAGAATGGGAACAAGCGTATATCACAGGTTTAGATCTTTTAGGATTTAAATATGAAAATAGAACTGAACCTTTTCAAGGAGCTAGTGGTGCAACTCACCCAGTTCTTGCTGAAGCAGTCACACAGTTTCAAGCACAAGCTTACAAAGAATTACTACCATCAGATGGACCTGTAAGAACACAGGTTATTGGTGTTAAAAATCCTGGAACAGAACAACAAGCAAATCGTGTTAAGGATTTTATGAATTACCTAATTATGGATCAGATGAAAGAGTATGAATCGGAATTCGATTCTATGTTATTTCACTTACCATTAGCAGGATCAACTTTTAAAAAAGTATACTACGATGTCCCTATGGGCAGAGCAGTATCAAAGTTTGTACCTGCAGATGAATTAATTGTCCCGTATACGGCTACCTCATTAGACGATGCGGAGGCAGTTATTCATAAAATAAAAATTTCTGAAAACGAATTAAGAAAACAACAAGTGTCAGGATTCTATAGAGATGTAGAGTTAGGTCCTCCAGGCACAGACACAAATAATGAACTTGCAAAAAAAGAACGTGAGTTAGATGGTACAAAAAAAACAGGTAAGAATGAACCTGTATATACTTTGTTAGAATGTCATGTTAATTTAGACCTAGAAGGTTTTGAAGAGGTTGATGCACAAAATGAGCCAACCGGAATAAAATTGCCCTACGTAGTAACTGTAGAAGAAGGCAATAGAAAAGTTCTTTCTATTAGAAGGAACTATGCGCCCAATGATCTAAAGAAAAATAAGATCCAATATTTTGTCCACTT